CGACGGTCTCTGGTGGTCACGTCCAAGCAGACGTTGGCGCCGGCTTCTCCAATCGAAGCTGAGACTTCGTGAAGGAGGTGTTGTATGAGTTCTAACTCAAAATATACAGCACATGCCTTTTGCCAAAGCTTGCGTCTGGAAGGTGTTCCCCAGAAACCTGAGCAACAGATCGAAAGCTTCCTTGGGAAGCTATGGACGAACTGTGGCCCGGAATTCGTGCTTGACTATGTCAAGATACTGAAGAAGGACACAGAAAGTTCACTCGTGGATCCTAACCACGTTCACCGTTTCCAAAAAGGAGACGTGTCGGTGGCCTGGAATCACAAGGAGAACAGACCGAAGGGACCGCTTGGCTTTATTTATAAGCGGTTCTCCGAACCTGTTCATCGCATCCGTGTTTTGGGTGCGATACTGATGTCTGTGGAGTTGGATAAAGCTACTCAGTCTCAGAGAGATAAGGTGGTAAGATCCATCCGAACCTCGCCGAGAAAAGAGGGGCAGTTCCGACTCTCCGACAAAACTCTGGCCCGGCTAGAGGATTCTCTAGCCAAGTGCGTCCGCGGCCATGGACCATACGGTCCGACGGCGCTGACGAACTCCTATGTACCCTATGCACATTGGTCCACCGATGTGGCGGGTGCAAAGGCACGACTGGGATGTGCCGAAACTCGGCACGACGCGTACGCTCCTATGTTGGAGCTGTATGCGCACACCGTGGGGCAAGTCTACACCGCTCCTGCCTGCTGTCAAGACTACTGGAAACAGATAGTCGAGAGAGCGGGGTCCGGTCCTGCGTATCCTGAATTGAGAAAGACTCAGGACACGATGTTTCCAACGAAAGCACGCCCGATTATGGCGCGTGAATTCGAGTCGAAACTTTACAAGCTGGATGAGGAAGAGATTCCTCTGAACACAGCTTGGGCCGAGCTAGACGGGCATAAGTCCGACTATCTCGGCAGACTGGACTTCTTGCAGAAGCCGGGAGGCAAGCTCCGATCCGTAGTCAATGTTAACCGATTGGTTAACTGGACTATGGTCCCTTTCGCGAAAGCCCTAGAGAGAGAGTTTTATCCTCTCGCGTGCTGCTGTGTCTGGGATCAGAAAGCTGGACTCAGATGGGTCCAGCGGCAGCTCAGAGCGGGTCATTCCTTGACTTCGCTCGATCTGTCATCTGCAACCGACACACTGGACTTCAGGTGGCTCACCCGAGCTCTCAAAAGAGAGTTCGAAGGAAGCTCAGGGCTTCTCAAGAAGTATGCTGAATACTTCGAGACGCTCACCGAGCTACCGATGTGGTGCTCCGGCCTTGATAGTCCTATCCAGTTTAATGCTGGACAGCCACTAGGGATGAAAGGATCTTTCCAGACGCTCACAGCCATGAATATACTGGCTGGGCTAGCTGCGGAGAGAGCTACGTACGGATCGTGGACCATGGAACATTTCATGGTCTGCGGCGATGACTTCGTATGTCACACGGAGATGGCG